TAAAGCTTGGAAATATGGCTTGGCATCAGCGATTTTGCAATGTCTTCCGGCCCGGCCGGCTGCAACGAGACCTGGAGAGGGAACTTTCATTTCACGTCTCTGAGCGGATGGAGGAGCTGCAGGCGCGAGGCCTGAATCAGGCAGAAGCGGCGCGCATCGCTCGGCTGCAATTCGGCAACTTTACGAAGCAAGTGGAAAGGACGCGCGATATGGACATCAACGGGTGCGTGGATTCGATGGCGCGAAATCTGCGGTATGCTGTGCGGTCGCTAGTGAAGACCCCGACGTTCACGTTGACCGTGGTATTAATCCTGGCGCTCGGGATCGGTGCCAATAGCGCTGTGTTGAGTGTGGTACGACTTTAGCGCACATTTCACCAAGAAACCCACCGCTGAGAGTCATGGACGCCATCGTGCGCCCGTTCATCATAATTCGGGTCACCGCTCGCTGCAAGATCGCTCTTTGTTCGCTGTAGAGTAGCTGATGGAATCCAGTAAAGGCCTCAACCAACGCTAGGGCAAGCTGATCCACAGCCACCTTGCGTTGTGGCACGGGGTAAAGAACGGCGAGAGCGGCACGATCCGTTTCGATAGCTTTTTTTCGCTCGTTGAATTGCTCCCGGTTGATATCGCCGTTCTGGTAGAGATCCAAGAGCCTGGCGTACCGTTGGTCGAGCTTGGCAGAGGCCTGCGAGCGCTTACCTTCCGCGCCTGGCGCGGATTTGGGGATCTCTCCCAGGATTTGCTGTAGGACCTCCAGCTTGAGCAGCTCGCGGCTAAGCAGGCTGATGATCGTCCCATCTACCGCTTTCCGCTGGAGGCTGGGCGCTCCGCAGTGGCCGGCGCAGTAGTAATAATCCCGGCGGCGGACGCGGCCACTTCCGCTCCGTGCGTACCAGGGTTTTCCGCATGAGCAGCGGAGGAAGCCTGATGCCAGGAATCGGGGATCGCGCTTACGATGCCCGTGAATCGCAGCGCGGCCCCGGGCCACTTCCTGGGCCCGTTGAAATAGGCTCTCCGGAATCAGGCCCTTTTCGATGACTCGCTGCTCGATCACTTGGCTGCGGGGCCCAAGCTTCCGGTACTTGGTCGGCTCTCCGTCCTCCCTGATCGTCTTGGAGCGTATCACCGGGCCGGTGCGCTCCTTGTCATAGCGCCGGATGCCGATCCATATCGGATTCCGGAGCGTGTCCCGGATACCCACGTTGGTCCAGCCATTGCCCACCGTATCAGCGATGGCTTGATAGGAGAGATTGCGGTAGACAAACAGGTCAAAGGCCGTTTGGATCATCAAAGCATCACCAGCCCGATGTCCCTTGGGCCGCGGCGTGGGATCATTTGGGTCGAGATCGTAGCTCCAGATGCCCGTCGCTTTGTCAAACAGCACTCCGCGCGGGAGAGCGTGGGCTCCATTGACATGCCGCTTTTGCAGCCGTAGCCGCTCTTTGCCGCTCATGCAGCGGGTGCGGATCGCTTCGCGCTCCATCCCAGCGAAGGTAGCTCTCATGATCGATTCCACCCAGCCGCTCTGCGTGTTGGGATCGATCACTCCGTTGGGCGTGTAGATCCGCTTGCCGTTCAACTTGAAGTAATCGAAGATCCCCATGTCGCTGAACTTATCGGGGCGGACTAGGCGGTCCAGCGCGGAGCAGGCGACCCCATCGACCGATGGATCGGCTAGATCCCGAAACAGGCGCTTGAATTGGTTGTTGTCCAGCACGAGGGCGCCGGATTCGATAACTTCGATGGTGCGGATAATATTCGCGCCGGTCGCTCGCTGGACGGTTTCGATATCGTGCCGCTGGCGCTCGACACCCGCGCGCCCCTCGCTCACCTGTTCAGCTGTCGAGTGGCGGATCACTCCTATCAGGTTGAGGCTCATCGGATGGCTCCAACCCACAAACCGCGCGAGCCAGCTCTATCGCCCGCGGGTAATCCCTGGCTTGGATAGCCTCCCGCAGAGCATCGATCCGTTCCGCCCGGGCGCGAGCGATGGCCATCAGCTCGTCTAGTTCGATGCGGTAGAGGATCATAAGTCACTTCCCGCAAGTGGTTTAGCTTGTATCTCATACCCTATTATCCCAGTTACTAAGTAGGAGAGTCCCGACATCTTATCCATCACGCCTTATTCAAATGACGGTTCATCTATGAAAATCGGATCTTCACCGAATCGTTCACGGCATACGCGAGCAATAGCAGTTGCAACTTTGGCGTTGGCCCGTTCACGGCGCTTGTATTCGGAATAGTTGTAATCGAAGTCGCGTTTTGACCAGAACTCCATTTGTCTCCAGACGGGAGATTGCTCCTTGCGCGTTTCAGTGGGACCAGCAAATGGCACGCCTTCGCTGGTGATCTGTCCTAATGCATCACGCACTTCAGCGCGTGCTTGGATTGAGGCCATGCCGCGTAATTCGCTCTCAGTCCAAGCGCCGTTTTCGATGCACCTCTCAGTATGTTCCTGAATGGTGGAGCCGACGACGAAGAGGGAACGGATAACGCTCGCCCGAGACTTGTCATCGGAGCGGTCGCCGAATTGATATTTCATTGCACGCTCGCTTTCTGCTTATCACGCTGCGCGTCATACGAAACCTCCTTCACAGCCGCCTGTACAGCCTGTATCTGATGCCGGATCTCGATCAGTTTTGGAGTCAGCGGGTCACTCGGAAATGGTTTGATTGCCGCGTTGAGATGTTGCAACACATTATGGAGAATGCCCAAGCGCGGATCTGGCATCGGCGGCTTCTCAGCGGCCCTGGTCAATGCTAGTGATACCTTGCGCGGGTCATCACTCTGACTCAAATCGAATAATTCCTGGCGTTCAGCAGACTTCTTCGCGCCAATGTTCTCTACCAGCGCGACGGCCAGTTCGGGATCGAGCACCTTCGCTGCGCCAAGAATTGCTATCGTTTGCTCACGCGCTTCGGGCTTGATCTCCTCCAGGCGCTCGCGCACGCGCAGTACGTCCGACTGTCTCCACTGGCTCCCCTGCATGAAGGGGAATTGTTCAGCGGTGGCGATGTGCTGCTCGGCGCGTTCGATGGATTGCCGAGATGTTCCAAGTGCACCAGCAATAGCTCGTGTAGATGTGGGTTGGGCGGGCCGCCCGTGCTTACCAGCAGATTTCGGCCCGCTGTGGGCCAAAACCTCCCCAGCTTTCTTCGCGCTCTCCACCAACCCCTTACTCGAAGCGAACGTGCGCTCCCGCTCCCGCTGCGTGAGCGGCTTCCGATTCTCGTTCTCTTCCAGTTCGATGTCCCGCAGTTGCGTATCGCTCAGATGTTCGCGGAGATTTGCAGGGATCGTATGCCACTTGAGCATCTGGGCAGCCTTCAGGCGGCGCTCACCAGCAACCAGCCGGTAACCCTTCTTATCGTTGCGATCCACGATGATCGGCTCTAATAGACCCACCCGTTTCATGCCTTGGGCCAATGCGCCGATATCGCCGTAATCGGTTCGCCTCCGTTCACCGACTTCAATCTGATTCAGCAGCACGTCTATAACTTTCATGGCCACCTCCGTTCGCTCAGCGGTACAGCGTTAGTTCAGGCTGGCCTTTCCCGCGCGTCGAAGATGAAGCGCAATGTGGTGCATCAGTTCCTTAGCAACGACTTCGAAATTGGTTTTGCCCGTGTACTCGTATAGCGCGATGGGCGTCCGATCCGAATCGGCGAAGCGATCTCCGTCAGCAGAGATCACGATAAGAACTTGAGTCAAGAGGTCATGGAGGGACACTGAAGAATATGAAACATTCTGCACTCTCAGTGTGACCAGCGCGTTCAGCCCCTCCCGCTGGCACCACACAGTCTGCCCGGTCTTGAGGTCAGCGTGTTTCAGTTCGCGGCCGACCGATGGATGATCTGGATGCAACATGGCTATTCCTCCAGCAATCCCGGCTGCTGTGGTTGCTGCTCGGTTTCCAAGACGAAATCGCGCAGAGACTTTCTCGGCGCTTCCGGCTGCGCCGGCCCCTCGGCGAGCTGCGGTGGGACCGGAGCAGCTGGGATCTCGTAATCATCGGCCAGCTCGACCTGGATCGCGCCGCGTAGAATGCCGGTGAGGTAATACTTTCTCAGGCGGCTCATGGCTCGCCAGAAGTACATATCCCGACCCCAGGATTTGTAGTTCCACTTCTCAGAAAGCGGCTTCTGGCCGGCCCGCTGCTGCCCTTGCTCCTTTTCCCAAATCAGCGCGTTTTCCGCATCGCCTTCGGTGAAAGAGGCTTTAACGGGCTTGCCCTCGCGGTCCACAACTGGTTCCCAATGGTTCGTAAGACGGTTATAGGATTTAAGCCAGAGCGTGCAGCCGATGCACTTCTCCCAGGTCTTGCCCTTCTTGTACTCAACGGTTTCCTCATGCCACTGGGCATCCCAGCCGTAGCCAGCTTGCTGGATCTTGCTGGCGAGGTAATCAGTCCCTACCCCTGGTTTACCATTCAGGAAATAAACGTTGGCCATCGCATCGGCAGGAAGCATCCCCCAGTTGCGACCCATCTGGATCTTCGACATGGCTTTGGCGATAGCCTGCTCCTGCGTCGAGCCGGTGATATCGGCGAAATCGCCCGACATGGCGAACTGCTTGGCCATGCGCCAGTCCTGATCGAAAAGCTCCTTCTCGTTGTTGGCTCTCACCAGCTCCTCGACCAGATACCGATAGTTGCCGCTGGTATCGGCCATGAGAAGCTTGAGGATCTCCATCGACTGCCGTCCTTTCGGCACGATCTCAGTCGTGGTTGCCTGTGTTGGTTGTTCCGGCGTCAATCTAACTCTCCCTGTCGCGGCCGCGGCGATCCGTGAAGCGGATCCGCCTGGTCCCCGGTTTCGTAAACGTGAATTCGTTGACCAGCTTCTCCTGCTCCTCCGCGCTCGCCAGAAGAAGCTTGGCCAAGCCTTCCCAATCGGTAAACTCGCTGTCCTTGGTCCGCTTCCAGGTGAAGCGACCGCCGGGCCATTTCAATCCTTCGTGATCACCGATCTGTTCCTTGATCTGCGCTTCGAGCAGCTGCCGGCGCTCGTTGATGCAATCCTGCTCATCGCGCACGCCAGCGTAGTCATCGAGCATCGCAGCCTGCTCAAAGTTGGCGGTACGGATATCGTTGCGATTGTGGCGCGGGTGCTTCTTTTGGAGCCATTGATGGGCTAAATCGCCCCCGCTGATCGGGGGCCGTTCATCTCCCACCAGATAGCGTTGCCACCACTCCTGGGCTTTCCGCAGCATGACCCGCTCGACGTCAAGATCGCGCTCGACGGTGTAGATCCGTAAGTCGTCGGCTCCGATCACGAGGGCTGCGATGTCCCAAAAAAGATAATCGAGCGCAGCCATGTACCACCAGGCCTGCATCACCGCACGGGGTGGGATATCCTCGATCGTCTTTCCCCAGTAAGGAGACTGGTCGAAGGAGACGTACTTTACATCGACGCCCCGGCGCTGGCCCACCACGACCGCATCTGGCGAGTAGGCCATGAACTTATACTCGGGGTGTCGTTCAGTCTTATCCCGCCACTCCGTTTGATTCCCGGTAAGGTGGCTGTAGTAGGCCGCGATCCCCTGTTGCAGGAAGGTCCCGAGACGTATCCGGGGATTTTCTTCCTGGGGCGGCAGTTCGCCCTTCTTCCTGGCCCACAAGCTGAATTCATCGAGGTAATCGTGAACCCCGAAGATGGCTGCGATCTCGCTGCCGCCAATGGCCAGGGCGCGTTTGTTCTCATCAACCATCTGAACCTCACGCAGCTGGAAGGAATTGTTGCGCAGCGTTGACCTGTACAAAGAGCGCTGTTAGGGTATCGGGTCCTTGCTCCTCAGCGAGCGCTGTCAAACTGGGCAAGCCGGAATGGATGCTCGCCAGGATCTCCTGCCGAGTTGCCTTGTGGCCTTGCGCGTACCAGTGGACAACTCCAGTTGGATCGCCCACGCGCATAAGATACCGGCCCTCGTGATCCTTGAAGGTTTTGAAGTCGCGCGTGGGCCAGAGTGCCATCACGCCCGGGTTGCGCGCAAGGCTAATACCGGGCGCATCCTTGCTGCCCTCGGGCATCGGCGCCGGCCTGCGGACCATCTCGGGATTCTTGATGAAAGGACAGTTGGCCACGCTCCACAGAGCGCAATCCACGTGACAGGGCGGCTCCGCTGTTGTCCGCGTCACGGTGCACATCGGACCCAGGACAAACGTGAGATGAACTCCCAAGCGGCCGCCGCAGACCCAGCAGCGCTGGTTGAGCACGGCATCGCGCCACTTCCCGCCATCGGCTACGCGAAAGTCGATCCCTCCCGCATGGGTCTTTGCCACAAACCAGGGTGTGATCCACCAGAAGCCGTTGCGCTCGGTCAATAGTAGATTCTGCATACGGGCAGGCAGGTTTGCGATGTCCTGGCTGGGATGGACCGCCAGGCGATCCCTAATCGCTTGCGAGAGCGTTACTTGGTTCGACATGCTGTTGCTCCTCCTGATTGCCAAACATTTTGAGTGCGCCATGGTAAAGCGTCATGTCCATTTCTGAAATGTGGACCTCCTGCAAGATGACCGGGCACCCTCCGCGACCCTGTCCGCGCTGGTACATCTGCATCATTGTCATCATTCGCTTGGGCGTCTGGACGGTAATCACTACGGCTTCGGCGCGCTCAACGAGGCCCTGCTCGATGGCCACTTCGAATCCAGTTCCGATGCTGGAGATCCGCTCGAATTCCTGTCGAGTAAGTTTCCGGGCCTTTTCGGTGGAGCGGCCGACCCAAGCATCACCGACCGTAACCACAGCCGTGATGCCAAACAATTCCACCATTATGCGGATGGCTTGGAAGATTCTATGCCTTGCCTCCCGATGTTGATACAGCCCAACGTACCGCCCGTGTAACCTGATGACGTCGAGGTGGTCATCCGGGTAGCGCAGCACAAACAGCGGCTTTATCGACTGGCTCTCCAGATCCTCTTTCACGGAAGCGAGAGCCATGTCGCTCAGGTACAGTAGCTCTTCGGTGTATTCCGATGTCGCATCCTGGAAGCTCGTGCAGTGGCAGTAGCCACAGCCGGCGACGGGATCGTGCGCTTCCTGCAAATGATGACACTTACAGGGCATGCTATTTGCCATAGCTTCTCCTCGTTAATTCGAAAGTTCTATTTGGATCGCCGCGACTTGCGCGCGGCAGCTGGAGAAAGCACCTTACCGGGCGGACCAGTGCCGTTGGCGTGATCCTTCAAGTGGGCCACGATCAGCTCGTTGATGATGCGCGCTGGCGCCACCTTAGCCCCTTCCTGGGCTCGGCGGTGCTCACATTCGTGCATCAGAAGATCGAGCGCCGGTTTGGTCAGGTTGACGGTCAACCTTTTATACGTGGGGTCGTCCGAACTACGGGGTTCAGAAAGCACAGCCGCCCTACGTTTGGGCATAGAAAACTACCCTCCCAAAAGCCTGAAATGTCCTCTCAAATGCTGTCACTACCCCAGTACTACTCGACCATCCGATAGTGATATTTCGGATATCTTCCTGTGCGTTAAATTTACATCTCTTTGGACTTGGGAGTCAAGGAAAAATGTTGAAGGTAAAAGACTTAGTGCGACTTTTTCTCTACATAAAGTCGCCTGAATTTAGACAAAAAGTAGCATGAAAGTCGCACGGTCAATAGGAACGTTTGATAACAAAGTACTTACGATACTAAAACCACTAGTACGTTGGTTCACAGAATCAAGGGAATCACCTTAGAAATGCAGGAAAATCACACGATGTACTTCGACGTTTTGGCCATCAGCGCATTCCCCATCGCAATAAAGTTGTTCTGCGAAAGGCGAACCACCACTTCCAAGACGAGTTGGGTCACCTGCACGTCATTGGGCGGCAGCGCGATCCATTCGAGCACCTCCTGGGTCATCTGTGCGAGCTGGTCCGGTAGCGCAACCCATTCCTCAACTTCTTGCGTCAGCCAAACACCGGACGCGGGCGGGATGATGTTGGCCACGCCCGTGATGGTTTTGTTCTGAAGTAGATTGATACGGGCTTTGCCGGTGATGGTCCGGTTCGTGGTGCCCTGGATCTTGGCGACGCCAGTGATGGTCTGGTTTGTCTTCGCCCTGATATCGGCTTTGCCGGTGATCGTCTGCGTCGTGGTCGCGGTGATCTTGGCCTTGCCGGTGATCGTCCGATTCGTGGTGCCTTGGATCTTGGCGACGCCAGTAATGGTCTGGTTCGTGCCACTTGGCGCGGGGCTTGGTCCGCCGAGTTCGCCATAGCCTAACTCGAAAGCGCCGAGTTGCATGAAGCTAGACTATACGCCGGCCCAGTGGTAGCAAAACAGTGTGGCTGGGTGTCCGGTGTTGTTGAGATCCAGAGTTAAGCCAACTTGATTTGGTCCCGACGCCAGGAAAGCTGTGCGGGATTCTGTGAGAAGGGCGATGCTGAAATCCTGACCGTTGAGGCTGGCGGAGTAAATCAAATTCGACCCGTTGTCCGTGACACGATAAAAAAAGGCGCTCGGCGTTCCCAAGACCGCAACAAGGGGTGATGAGCCGTAACTTGTAGGCGAATTCCACCGACTGACTAAGCTCGTCCAACCGACGCTCCCCGAGGTGTTATAGCAGAGCCCCCAACTGATGAGCTTCCCGGTGGACGATTCGCGGAGACAAATCCCTGAATTGAGGAAATTTGCCGCCATAGTGCCGATCTGGTATTTAACCGTGAAAGTCCAGGGAGTCCCCGGAGCCGATTTCACAAGTATCCTATTGCTATCGCTGGCAGTGGAAGCTGTTGACATGAAGATCCCGCCGAACGAATCCGTCGCCGTGGCGGTTCCCTGATTCACCCAAGTCAACGACCCGACCGACGGCGGCGCCGTCAAGGGGAAGAGCGGACCCCAATGGGCGAATGCGGCCCCTGTATCGCGGCGGAGGACGTCGGCATCTGTGGGGAGATACAGGCTTCCGGCTTTATAGGCGCTGGCACTGGCAAACGCGCCGGTCTGATGCGAATCGATTCGTATCTGATCGAGCATGCCAGCCGTGAGTTCGCCGCCTATGACAGCGTTGGCTGCGGCCGTGCAGTTGGCATCATTCGCTTCCGCAGTGACCGTCCAAGTTGTCGTACTGGCTCCTGCGGTGACGAGGAGTAGCGTCTTCTGCGCATTCAACAGGCGCACGCGGAATTGCCCACCAGCAGCTTGCATGGCTACGGGAGCAGCGGAACTCACAGAGAGAGTTCCCGATCCAGCGGTATAGTTGGATGACAGATCCCGCAGCCAGTAGTTGGTGTACAGCTCCACTGCCATAAGACTAAACTCCAGCCCAGCTTAGGCAAAGCAGCGTGCAAGTGCGCGCGCCGTTCATGTCCAACATTAAGCCGACTTGATTTGGCCCCGAAGCCAGGAAAGCTGTGCGGGATTCTGTGAGAACGATGTTACTGAAATCCTGACCGTTGAGGCTGGCGGAGTAAATTAAGTTACTCCCGTTGTCTGTGACACGGTAAAAGATGTGCGGCGTCCCCAAGTTATTGTTGAGAGGTGTCGAGCTGAAACTTGTAGGCGAATTCCAACGAGTAACTAGGCTCGACCAACCGCTGTTATAGCAGTACCCCCAAGCGATGAGCTTCCCGGTGGACGATTCGCGGAGACAAATCCCTGTGCTGATGAAATTTGTCCCTTGGCCATCGAGCAGGTATAAAACCGTGAAAGTCCAGGGAGTCGCCGGGGCCGTTTTCACAAGCACCTTAAGGGAATCGGTAGCGCCAGTGTTTGTCGTCGACATGAAGATCCCGCCGTACAGATCCGAAGCTGTGGCGGTTCCCTGATTCACCCAAGTCAACGACCCGACCGACGGCGGCGCTGTCAAGGGAAAGAGCGGACCCCAACGAGCGAATGCGGCCCCCGTATCGCGGAGGAGTATGGGGGCGTCCGTGGGGAAATACAGGCTTCCAGCTTTATAAGCGCTGGCACTGGCTATAGCACCGGTCTGCTGGGAATCAATCCGTATCTGGTCGAGCATGCCGGCTGTGGCTTCACCGCCCAGCACAGCGCCAGCCGCAGCCGTGCAGTTGGCATCATTGGCTTCCGCCGTGACCGTCCAAGTTGTCGTAGCTGCTCCTGCGGTGACGATGAGCAGCGTATTCGATGGATTGGCCAGGCGCACGCGAAACTGTGTGCCAGCAACTTGCATGGCTGCGGGAGCCGCGGCGCTCACAGAGAGAGTCCCCGACCCGGCGGTATAGTTGGACGACAAATCCCGCACCCAATAGTTGGCGTACAGCTCCAGTGCCATTTACTTCAGCACCATGCACTGCGTGTAGGTCTGGCCATCGGGCGCAGTGTAATTCCAGCCAATCCGATACCCGATCTCATGGCTGGGGGCTTCGTCGCTACCGATTGTGAGTGTATGGCGGTGATCTCGAAAATAGATCAGTTCGAAGCGACCGCCAGGCGGGATCGTATCGGTGGCTATCGGCTGGAGCCACACCGTGATTCCGTTGACTTCGAAATGCCCATCGACCAGATCCACCATGAATTGATTTCGACCATCGCACAGCTCGAAGACCTCGAGCCCAGAATCGGTCTTGGAAACGACGTCGTAATAGGCGCTCTTCGTCGGATCCAGCTTGGATACATCTTCGGAGCCCTGCCGGATATCCGTACCGTCTTTGAAAAATGCGGTGAACCGGTATTTCAGTTCCATCAGTTTTCCTGATATTGCAGGGTGAGCGTTGCGGTCGCGGTATCGCCTGGCGCAGCTGAGGTGGTCGTTTGCAGCTGCGTGGGAAGGTATTGCGAGTAGGTGGGGTTGGACACCGAGGAAGCGCCTTTGCCGGCCGCCTCCGGTCCCGTGGGCCCGAATAGGACCGCTGCACCCGACCCGATGACGACCGCCGTGGTGATGTCGGTCGAGAGCGCGGCGTTAGCGCTTGCCGCTGGCGTGGTGTAGGTGGCGGTCACCGTTCCCTTGAGCGTGAGGCCAGTCCCAAAACTGCCCGCCGTGTGCGCCCAGAGTCCGCTCAGGATCGTGGTGAACGTGCCGGTGAAGTGGCCGAAGGTCCACTTATCGAAGCTGTTGTTACCAGCGGTGATGGGCGAAGAGGAATACGCGGTGCTGCTGTCGTCGATGTTCTTCCAGTTCACATCCGTACGCGCGCCCGTGCGGGTAGTACCTTTGGCGGGACTGCCTGTCGCGGCCCCGTTGTCTTCCATGAATTCGAAGGTTGCAGCCATTTTTAGGAGGTCCTTTTTATGCCCAACTGCATGGCATTGATTTCGGATGGGGTCCAATCCGCCGCTGTGAATACGCTCTTGCGCTGCGGATCAAGCAGATAAATCCAAGCGGTGAAGCTGGGGTGAAACGAGGGACCGTTCACCACAGTTCCTCCAGTGTTTTGCCTGTACGTACCTTGGGCTACAGCATCACCAGCATCGGATTTCTCAACGAGCCAACAAGCTTGGGCTCCCTTGATCGTTCCCGAAAACCCGGCGAGCGTGTCCAGGTAATATTCATCGACGTTGCCCACGTTGGCGCTACTGCAAGACACGATGGTCGTGGAATCGTCCGCAGGATGCTCCTTGACCATGAGGTAGTGAGCGCCGACGCTCGTGGGCACCCACTGCGAGAGATCGCCATCTGCACGAGGATAGAGCGGGTAAACGCGGACGTCTCCCAGGTACTCGCCATCGGTAACGTAAACATCATCGATCAAGCAATGATTCCCGCCGCCAGGACCGCCCACGGTGAACGAGGTCCAGCCGGGAGCGGTGGGACTGCCGGTGAGCGTGAAGCTATCGCTCAGAATCACGGCTTCATTGACGCGAGCTTCGCAGGTCATGACCGAACCGGAAATTGAGACTTTATACTCAAAGTAATACCAGGTGTTCGTCAGCATCACGAAGCTAGACAAGGGGCCGATGGCCGGCGTGGTGTGGTTGTTGGGATTGTTGTAGAGTCTGCCATCGCCATTGTGCTGTAAAGCAACCTGGCTTGTGTTCCCGAATCCTGGAATGACGTAATTGAACGTGATGACCGCGTTGCCGAAAGATTGCGTCTGGTAGGCGCACCCACATGTGATTGTGGGGTAGCAGCCGCTCACGCCGCTGCCGCCAACCACAGTCTTCTGAGCGCCGATTCCGTCAACGGAAAGGCATTGGCTGCCTGTGCGAGCGCCTCCCCCGATGCTACCGAACGTTGGCAAACTATTCGTCCATTTGCGGGCCATCTGCGCACCACTGTAGTGTTCGAAGGAATCGCAAAAAAGTAGTGCCATAGATCCTCAGATATAGTGGATGTTCACCAGCAAGTCGCCAGGGTTCGGAGGAGTTTTATCCGAATCGGTCATGAAGACGGTCCCTCTGACTCCCAGTCCTTTCATGTACTGAATCCCAAGGTCCGAATTGAAGCTGATAGCTGCGCCTGGCGGAACGCCGAGCGTGAGGATCGGCGTGTCGCCCTCAGTCGGATTCGTCGCCTTATCGTAAAGTTTGATGTACCGCCATCCCCCGCCCGTCCCGCTGCTGTGGTTGGAGCAATGCCAGCCATAAACCTGCCCGGGGCCCGTCTTTATCAGGGAGTTTGGTCCTGCTGGGGCGGTGGCCACAATGCGGATACCTATCGCTGGGCATTCGCTACCCACATCGAGACGGAATACATTGAGCCCGCCAGCTCCACCATCGGTGTAGGCCCCATTGTTATAGCCGTTCACATATACCTGCGGAGCCAATGGAAGGGAGCCGGTTGTCAGAGCGTTCTGCACGCCGACTGCGAGATCGTTGATGGGGCCAGCTGGAGCGCCGCTCGATTGCGTGGTGTAGGCGATACCAAAAATGATCTGATCCGGCATGGTGATGTTTTGGCTGGTGAAGTCAAAAGTCACCGGAAAGGCCAGACCGTTATGACAACCATCGGGCGCTAGCCACTTGGTCGTTGACGGGCAGTTTGTTGTATCTGGCTCCGCTCTCCAAGGAACCAGGATGTTTTGTGTGAGCGTGGCGATTTTGGTTCCCGGTTCGGGATTGGCTCCGCTCGAATTCACGGCATAGATGTTCAGCGTTACGGTAGCATTCCAGCCTGTGGTCTCATCGAGCGGGATCACAACATCGGCGAGCATGCCTCGGCCAGGAGTTTTAACGGGATTGTATTTACTCCAGTAAGCCCACGTGACCATCGTCACCGTGACCGTCGCTAGTCGGCGAGTATCGTCAGCGAGGTCCACCATCTGGCCAAATTCCACCATCGAACCGGCCTCAAAATTTTGGCTGGACATCGAGTAAGGGAGAGGCGATGGAAAGTTTTCGAAAACGGTCGTCTCGCCGCCTCCAGCTGGTTGGAGATTCAAATTCCTGTACGGGATCAGGCCGCCGCCGGCTACCTGCGGGTAAACCTGATGCGACGGATAGTGGGTGTTATCGATTAGCGTGCTGGCGAAGGTTTGCACGGCGCCATTGGAATCAAGCAGTGTGAAAGCCATAGTTTTACCTTCAAATCATAAGATTATAGGCACCAGACTGATTACGCTTTGGCTCATGCTCAGAGGCGCAGCGATGTTGGCCACTCCGGTGATCGTCTGCGTTAAGGTCGCCGTGATCCGCGCCACCCCGCCGATGATCTGGTTCTGAACGAATGGGCTACCGACAGGGAGATCACCGCGCTCCTGGAGTACCAGCTCGGCGAAATAGTATGCGAAGGCATTGACGCGAACGACATCGAATACCGTCCCATCCTTGGTCAGCGCATCTCCGAGCTCGGGCGGAGCCGGCAGCTCGCTATTCTGCACGAGAGCATGGGAATAGCGGCCGGGTGAGACTTCCTCATCTTCTCTGCCCTCTATCCAGATGAGCGGCACCGTTACGGATTGCGCCTGGTCGCCGCCCGGCCAGTAATCGAGGTTCCTGCCGAATTCCGCGAGCAAGCTGCTCCACAGCTGCGGCACGTGGTTGGAGATGAATGGATTGATGAACGTAGTAGCCATTTAGGTGATCCGCGCCACTCCGGTGATGGTCTGGTTGTGAAGGTTGTTAATCCGCGCCTTGCCGCTGAGCGTGCGCGTGGTCGTCACGGAGATCCTAGCTTTGCCAGGGATGGTTGCATTGGTCGTCCGGTAGCCGATCTTGGCTTTGCCGGTGATCGTCCGTCTGGTCGTGGCTCCCGTGCCCCCGCCGCCCGTGCCACCTGTGATCTTGGCGACGCCGGTGATGGTCCGCTGCGTAGGCGCTGGCACCGGCCCCCAGCGGACTACTCCCTCGATTCCGGCTGCACCGCCCGACTGAAGAACATCTACCCGAAAGAGATCGCCCACAGCAAACGTTACAGCGGCAAAGCTCGTGAACAGCTTGAACCCGGTGATTCCCACCGGGTACTGGTAAGCATTCGTGGGGAAGATGCTGGTCCAGGTTACTCCGTTATCGTGCGAGAACTTCACATCGAAGATCGCCGTCGCGCTTGTTGGCGGCGTCACGCAGCTGAGTGAGGCCACGAATGGAACACCGGGAAAGTGGATGTTCCCGTATTTGCCTATCGGGTTGGTGGCTACCGTATCGACGTCCAGACCAAACGTCATGATGCCCAGCGATGGTTGCGTGGCCGGGGTGGTCCCAACGAATTCGTAGAGCCAAACCGGAGTGCTCATCGTGGGATATAGCCCAGCCGCGGCCGCAGCCTGGCGCTGAACTCGCCGGGCACGACGGGGATCGGCGTCTCCATCCCAGCGGTTATTTTGAGCGCATTTCCGAGAGCTGGGATGCCGACACTCGTAGAGCCATCGTAGAGTGTCTCCCCTGGCGCAGTGTTGACGACCACGGGATTGGCTCCATCGTTGAAGATCAGCAGCGTGCGGCCCATGTACTCATCGAGCGGCAACAGGTTGATGGTGATCGCGTTCGCGCTGGTGTCGCAACGGATCGTCTGATCGGTGACCTCAATCGTATACGGCCCCGCTCCTGGCCCCACGACCCGAACCACGGGCGGCTGACCGAATACGTAAATCATCCGGTAGGCGGCAAATTGCTCATCAGTTGAGGTGGCATCGGTATTCACCAGGAATCCGCCCACCAGAACGACTTCATTCGCCAGGTTTGGGACCGGCACGCGGATCTCGACGTCGACCCCGCCGTGAGGGATGCCCATCTCGGAAGTTTCCGCACCGTGGCGCCAGTCAGCCGCTTCCACGATGAAGATCGAGGTGCTATCGGGAATCACGTCCCAGTCAGGGATTACCGTGAGGGTGGTCGCATCGTTGGCTGAGATCCAGCGGACCTGGCCGGCCCCCGTGCCGCGGATGATCCGCACCAAGCGCCCGATTTCACCACCAGGTGGGAAACCCGGCGAATCGAACTGCTGGATGTTTACCGAGTTGTCCCACATGGGATCGGTGATCGTGTTCGCGGTCGCGGAGATAGCTTGCGCATAGACACCCAGGACGTCATCGACCTGGACGGAATCCAGTCCATGAACGATATTCGGTGTGACCGTAATCGTGCCAGTCGAGGAATTGAAAGCTGTGATCGTAAAGTTCCAGAGCGGGACCGCGCCATCGACATTGCTGATCACAAAAGCCGTACGGCCGATCCAGGGATTGGTGGATCCGAAGAAATCCCGGCAGGTGATCTGGTTGGGCGGCGTCACCGCGTCGACGCGCAGGCCTGCGACCGCTCCATGCCAAACGTGCTTACAGGCAACCTTCACGCCCCAGGCGCTCGCATCCGGTAATCCTTGAGTCCAGTCGAGTAGCGGGCCGGGGATATCAATCGTGGTGGGCAGAGCGCCTGCGGCGCCGAGCTGCTGGTTTGATAGCCGTCTCCGGTCGTAGCCCGCCCACAGATCCCAGCCGGCCCAGGTGTCCGTTCCAGGTTCGGTGGTGATGGTGATCTTCTGGCTCGAGTGCCCACTTGGGATGAAGATCGCGCTCAGGTTCGATGGTGTCGTAGGATCACCGTCCGAATCGCGCTGGGTCACGGCTACGTAAACGGTGACGGGCCCGTTGAGACTTCCTCCCGATGCGAATTCGATATCGACGATGCGCGGCTGATCGGTCGATACGAACTGTGAAATCGTCATCTCGCCCTGGACAACGACTTGCGGAACCCAGGTTCCATCGGCGGTGAGGTCGTAATCCTGCCACAGCGCGAAGGTGCGGAAGGTGGATTCGTAGACTGGATCGCCAGCGTAGGGCGCGAGGAAGTTGGGCTCCCAGGCAAGCCCGGTCGCCGCCAGGAGGGTTTCCGGGGGAACTGGCGGAGGCTGGACATCTGCCGGCTTGGGCCCTGCCACCAGATCGTACATATCGTCGTAGGTCGCGGTGGCTTGAATGTCGATCGAGAAGTCGGGGTTCAGCGCCCAGCGGCTTACCCGACCCTCAGCGTAGCCGTTGGGCATGGTGGCATCGGTCAGCGAAACGACATCGCCCACCATCGTTTGCAGAGCGAGTACCGTGGTGCGGAACTGGAAATTGCGAGCGTTTGACTGCTCCAGCGATCCGACGCCGCCAATCTCTTCGCGCAGCCTGGTCGTGATGCAGCGAGCGCATTGGCTGAGATTGCTCACGCCCACGAAGTTCTGGTTACTGGTCAGGTATTGTGGCGAATCGGGAGTACCGAGAAACCGCGCGTGATCGATATCGTAAACGGTGACGTTGTTCAGCTGCCAGCCGAATTCCTCATCGCCAAAGTTGCCTACCAGCCAGTTAAAGCGCGGCTGGAGCGGCGAGAAGCTCAGGCTCTTGTACAGAACGTGCGCGCGGGTATAAGCATTCCCCGCGAGCACGCTCGAATTGACGCGGATACCGATGTAGAGCTTCCCGTTGCTGAACGTGTAGTAGCCAAGACAGCAGTTCAGAATCTCCGTGAGCCAATCCTTGAGCGGCTTCTGCTCCTTCAGCACGCCGCGAAATGGGAACTGGACCTCCGTGCTGCCGTCGTCGGGAACGACCTTGGGGACTTCGATATCGCAGATGGCGGCCGCTTCGATCGCCGCCTCGACATCGAAGAACTGCTCCATTACGGCGGCGGAAATCAGACCAGCCATGCCTTGATCGAGCCGCAGGCCGAGTCCGCGCAGGTACACGTTGATGGCTACCCAAACGGTGTTAGAGATTGCTGGGAGCCAGGTGCGGGAGCCTGGAGCGGTCCAGACCCAGCCGCCGATCCCGCCGATCACATTCACTTGCATCTGGTGATCGCTGACGGATGACAGCTGCAATCCCTTCTGATCGGTGCGCCGGATCTCGGCGAACGCGATGCCGCCCGCGAAGGTCGAGCCATCCGGGATCGTGTTCCACGGTGCCTGGCTGATTCCTACATAATCGTTAGTGCCCGACGGGTCGCTACCGATGACTCCACGCCAACCGCCGTCATGTAGCGGGTCGTGCGGCGGCTGCCCGTCGAGCGTCTGCAAGATGAGATCCGCATTGTACGCGCTGATGGGTCCTTCGCCCACGATGCCCAGCGCGGAATAGAAATCGCTCTCATCTCGTCCCGCGGCCACATCGCAGTTCACCATCATGGGCTCATCGGTGTAGACTTCCTGCAGGGGCCGCTGATAAACCGTATCATCGACCACGGTGACGCTTGTCATGGACGAACGGCCCCAGCCGAAAACTCCGGTGGAGTTGTCCTTGATGCGCACCGCTTGGGGTGGGATTACGAAGCCTCCGAAGCTGTGAGGCACACCGCGAGCCACGCAGGAATCGTAATCCTTCGGGCAATCAGGGAAGCTCGATACGGACGGGCAAAAGCGGCCCTTGTAAACCTTCCAGCACGCGCGGACGATCTTCCGCGAGGGATACGCCAGGGTGAGCGCGAACACTCCATCCGAAACGTTGCACTGGAAGCGGCCGCTCGAATCGGCTCCCCAGTTCTGCACGTAGCCAGCCCACAGGTCGATCAGATAGCCGGATTGCACGTGAAACAAGCTGAACTGGAGATTGGCTGCGTAGAGGCTGAGCGGCGTACCGGTTCCGCTGTCGAAGTAGTTCACCAGCTGCGTGAACACTCCATCCGCGTTACCGAAGTTGAAGCTGGCCGCATCCGAGTTCTCGCCGATGGATTGCGAGATCCCCGACCAGTCGATCAGCCGCGGCAGATACAGCTGGCCGTCGAGGGTCACGCGCTGGTTGGACAGGTGGAGCGTGTAAGGCGGCGCCGTCCCGCCACCACTTTCGAGCTGCGCCCGGGTCGTGATGGTTATCAGCGGAATGAGTTCCTGAACCTGATTGGTCAGCGCCGCGGCAAACACGGTATCAGGAAACCGCGTCAGGTGCGCTTCAGAGTTCAACGGTGCGCGCGGGGCAGGAATCTCCAGAAGTGTTAATCCTGAAGGACTTATGAGCGAGGCTACCAGATAATCGAATGATGCTGTGGGGTTCTCGTATCGGCACAATACTGTCACACCGGCCGGGTTGTCCTCGGTCCGCAGCAGGTAGTTGAACTGCGCATAGACACCCTTCGCTGATTCCCAGTGCGCCTTGAGCGAGTTGTAGTCAGCATCGCACAGGTGGTTCTTCATGAACCGGAACCGCCGGGCACCGCCGCCGCTCATCAAGAAACGTTGTTCTGTTTTCAACCCAGGTTGATCGAAGGTGTGGGTGACAATTGGCGGAGCAAAATCGACACCTATCCCAAAGTCCGGTTGGATGGGGAAATCAGCGATGGTCGGCGGATCTGGAACCGTAATGGGGCCAAGGGTATCGGACACTCAGACCACCTCGCGCAAGGATAATTTCGCGGTGCCACGCGCCGGCCCCATCTGGTCGCTCCATGCGCCGTCAAAGACCACCGTGTAGCGGCCGATGGGGTCCGCCCCGGTTGGATCGTAGCTGTAGGGCGGCACGGTTTCCCGCAAGTTGTAGAAATAGAACGGCTGAGCCATGTGCGCGAAGAAGAATGTTCTAAGGGTGCCGAAATCCGTAGCAACCATCTCGGGCGACATCTGGAAGTAGTGGCGGGTGTTGAGCACCAGCGAAACCCGGTCGCTGGAGCCATCCGGGTAGGTGTTCGCCAGCGCTTCGAAGGTCAGCTTTTCCATGAAAGCACGGCACAAAACCTTAGGCATTACATCAACCGGGTTGGCGGGGAGGATATTAGCCGGCATCAGCTGAGCACCGTCAGGGGTTCCATCATGGCGGAAGCCGTGGTCATCCGGCTATCACCGGAGCGGCTCGCCGCGGCGGTCGCGTTGGCGACAGCGGCCGGGTTGGTTTGGATCGCTTGAACCACCTGGCCGGTCATAAGCTGTTGCGCTTGTTGCGCATTGAGCTGTAGGAAGACCCCCTGCTGAATGCCGGTGGCTCCGGGTACGCCGAGCGCACCTCCAGCTTTCAAGCCCTCAGCGGTCGTGACGGCGGTCTGATACTGGTAGGTCGTCGGGCCGGTGTAGGGATTCTGAACCAGCTGGCCGCCCTGGTATACCGGTTGCAGCGCCAAGCCCCCGGTTTGGGATTGGATGTAAGTTGCTGAATACATGGGGCGCGGCAGCATCGCAGCCTGGCCGGTCGAGAGCGCATAGAGGCGGACGATGTTCTGGACCTCCTGCGATCGGATGCCGATGGAAACCGATCCCCCGTACGTCTGATCGACAATCTGCTGGATCTGCGCCAGGATGCCGCGGTTAGAGATGTCGATCCCGTAAACCTGCTTGATCTGCGAGCGGATCCGCTCCTGTTCCGTTTGAACGAATAGCCGCACCGTCCCGGCGATAGCGCCAGCGGCTGCGCCGATCCCGGCCCCGATCAGAGCACCCATCGGCCCGCCGAAAGTCATGCCGATGCCCGCGCCAGCCAACGCGCCGCCAGCCACGTCCATCCCCAGGCCTAAGCCGCCGCCGCGCTGGATTCCTGCTGCGAATAAGCCGCCTCCTAACCCAATGCCAAGAGCGCCGGCTGGTCCGATGAATCTCCCGCCAGGAAGAGTCATTCCAGTTAAACTCAAGCCCGCTAACCCGCCGCCCAACACGGTTGCTGGCGTGGATCTCCGCTGCAATCCCTGAGATAGCAGCATGGAACCCAAAGCGCCCTCGAGAGCATGTGTGCCGCCCGCGCTGAGCACAGAACCCAGGGAGGTCCCGAATGGTCCGCCGATCCCAAAGAGCGTACCGAGGTTCTGCTTGCCGCCAAGGATTTGGCCGAGGATTCCTCCAGCGCCGCCGCCGCTTGGCCGAGCTCCTCCAGGACCCAGGACCGCGCCTAAAAGCTGGGTCAAGATCGCGCCCGCGCCCTGGCCAGAGGTTGGTCCCATCAGGACGGGCGGTGCGCCCAATTCCGGCCCTCTGATGGGTCCGTAAAGCTGATCCAGGACGTCAGCGCTGGCCGGTGCTGATGGAGGCTGCGTCAGGATGGGCGGCAACTCCGGCGTAGCTGGCAGAGCTGCTTGCACTCGAGCAATGTAGTCGAGCGTTTGCTGTATGTTCGGGATGCCACCAGCCGCGGCTACCCGGCCAGGCCCAGCGTTGTAAGCAGCCAGAGCCAGGGGAATATTACCGCCGAACCGCTGTAGCTGCTGGCTCATATAGCGAGCCCCCGCATCGATGTTCTGTCCTACATCGAACGGATTGGTGACGCCCAGCTCCCTCGCCGTCCCGGGCATCAGCTGCATCACGCCCATGGCGCCCTTGGGCGATACCGCACCAGTCTGGAAGTTGGATTCCGCCTGCGCCATCGCGCGCAGCAATCCTTGAGGCAACCCGTACCGGGCGGTGGCCTGATCGAGCATCCCAAGGACGTCAGATCCTGGGATTGCAGGTGCACCGCTCGGAGTAGCGAAGTTTCGGCTAAACCGGCCAAAGAACGAGCCGGGCGGTCCGCTGGGCATCTCCGTGGGCAGCGGTGCCTCTTCGGTCTTGGCGAGGGACATGAACAGCGCCGCGTTGAAGATGCCCACCGATTCCCGGAAGAGTTTGTTGGCATCCGCGAATTCATCCGCGCTGGAATCGAATTTGACAGCTGCATCGCTCAGATTGGGCTGGTAGGGTGTCGGCGGCGCCATCGGCGCTCGTGGCGGCATTCCCCGGCGCAGTAGGACCCCAAGCAATCCCTGGCCGCGGCCGGGTAGCGATTCCTCCGGCAGACCGTAGCCAGCAGCTTGCGTAGCCAGTCCAGCCAGGCCGGAACTGAAGGTTTCCCGGAGTTCCCCCAGCGCAAGCTGTTTGAACACGTTGCCCAAGGCCTGCCCGATGGAGCCGGCTTTGCCGGTGAGCGCATTGAAAATCTGGTCGAAGATATCGCGGAACGAAGAGTAGACTCGCTTCTGATCCTCGATGATCAGGTCGTTGGCCTTCTTCCAAGCTTCGAGCCGGTATTTCTGTTCTGCATCGATAGCCTTCTCGTGCGCCAGTGCCCGTTGAGCGTTTAACTGCTCGTCAAACCGCTGCGTCATCTCATCGATCTGACCCGGTGTCAAGTACGTCAGCAGAAAGGCTTTATTCTCTTCGATGAAGGCATGGTAGGCCTTTGAAATTTTATCCAGCCGGTCCTTCTGAACCTCATACACATCCTCCTCGGCTTTGAGGCGGATCGCCGTGATCTGGTCGAGGGCTGCCAGCTTGCGACGTAAATCCTGGGCATCGAGCGCTTCGATATAGGCGATCTGAGCATCCGCACCGCCCTTTACCTTCTCCGTTTCAAACCGTACTTCTTCATCCAGGGCTTGTTTCCGCTTCTGGAACTCAGCGCCGCTGATCTCCGCTGTCCTCGCTTGTCCCAGCGCTTCGATCAAGGTTTGCTGATGGGCTGGCGAGATCCCCCGCTGTTCCATCAGATCCTTGAGAGTGGACAATAACTGCGCATACTTCACGATCAGCGCTTCGACCGGCCCACCTAGCGAGCGGAGCATGTTCTCGCCGGCCTGTGTACTGATCTTTTCCACGGTATCGGCGACCTTTTGAAGATTTTCCTGGGTTTCTATCAGGAGTTTCCCGCCTTCAGGAATCTCGAACATCTTCTTGAACTGGTCCTGAATCTGGGCTACTATTTCCGATACCTTGCTGCTGATCCCGCCGATCAGACCATCGATAGCCTTTTTGACTTCGGGGATCTCATGGTATGCGACCATCAGCGCTGCTGTGAGCGCAGCAATTCCCGCGAGCAATGGTCCGTTCGTGAATACCGCAAATAGAGCTGCTCCGAGTTGCGGGAGCAAGCTCAAAAGCGGCGAGGCCACGGTTGACACCAGCTTCAGGGCGGCAGCGAGCGCAGTCAGAGCTACCGCGCCCGCACTGATGTAAACGATCCACTCTCTGGTCGATTCGGGAAGCTGTTGAATGTAGTCAGCGAAAGTTTTGATCTCATCGATCACGGCGGTGACAGCCCGGGCCAGCTTGATGAGCGCCGGGGCGAAGGCATCGCCCAGCGCGATGCTCGTCTTGATTACCTCGTCCTGCAGGTTCTTAAAAGCGAGCGCGGCATCGTTGAAATTGATCTGCCCGGTGGTTCTTCTCATGTCTTTGGCGACGAGAATTACCGTATTCAGAGGGTCGAGAATGCCGTTTTTGATCGCTTGTTTGACACCCTCCGCATCGATGGATTTACCCAGCTCCGTGCTCAATTCTGCTTCGAGCGCTTTCATGGCGCTCACACCCTGGCGCGGCAGCTGGCGGAACAGATCCATCGCGCCCACGAAATCCTTGGCCACGATGCGCCCAAATAGGCCGACCATCTGTTGCACATCGCCTATCGAGCCGCCGAAGGCCGCTACCTGACTGGTGATCGCTTGCAAAATGCCCGGTATCTTATCGGCTTCAATCCCGAATGCTGCCATCTGACGGGCAGCTTGCTCCAGATCGAGGAAGTGAAACGGAGTCTGCT